AATACCTAACTACGAAACTTTTTTTTATTTTTTTATTATGAATTAGCGGTGTAGAGAAGTAGTCATCTCATCTGGCTCATATCCAGAAGATCGCAGGTGCAAATCCTGTCACCGCAACCAATTTGAAAGATATTATGGGTACGATTAATACGGGTGTCAGATGGTCTAAAAAGACTAGAAAAATGTTGCTAAAGAACAAGACAAAAAAAGTTAAATTAACGGGTCAAAAATCACCCGTTGAAATTAGACCTGTTTGCCCTCCTAGGCAAACTTATAGACCACCATCTCTAAATTCTGGAGATGCCGTGGCATTTAAAAAAGATAATCAATTTTATACTGGTGATAATATGAAAGGCATTGGTACGTTGCATAAAAGCAACGCTGTGCCTATTTTTACTGATGAAGAAGCTCAAGATCAGGCAAACATGAGAAGATAATGCTTGACATTTGGGTATTTAACCTGCATTATAAAAGAGTACATTATAACTACGAGGAAATATAGATGGCAAAGATTAAATACAAACCATATCAAAAACTACTGATTTTGTTTTTCAATAACAAAGACGAAAAAGGTAGAGCTAAAGTTACAGTAGATGAAATAGTAGCTACTATGGCTGATCAAATCCATATGTATAGATTGTCAACATACATTTGGCATATCAAAACAAATGTGAATGGTGTTGTGCGAAGTATTCGTGGCGACACACCAGAAACAAAACGAAAGGTCGTTGCTTACGAATTATGCAATGTGAATGAGGTAGCAGACAGACTCAAAGTAATGGGTATTATGGACGCTAGTCAAACTTTCATTGACATACCAGTAAAGACTTTAAAAAAGTTTCGCCCTAAAAAAGTGAAAAAATTAACTGATTTAAATGCTCAACTATCTGATGCTTTAAAAGATGTTGAAACAACAGAAAAAGTAGAAGAGAGGGTGATATAATGAAATTAGCCTCTCTTGCTCTTGCTATGTCTATAGCTACAAGTGCTTTTGCTCTTGATTATCCAATGGCAAAGTCTGATAATTCTATTGAAGGTCAGGGCACCTATCATTTTGGGCCAGAAACTTCAGAGAATTTAGCTTGTTCTTTGGCTGAAGAAAGAGCAAAAGAAGCCGCCATTTTAAAGAAAGTTGGTGAAATAGTAGAGTTGATGGAAATACAAACTTGCCGTAATGAAGATTGTGAAACATCAAGAGAATTTGCTAACACTTTGACTGGTGCTATACGAAAAATAATTTCAAGAAAAATTGAAAAGATCATAGAACAAGGCCAATCATCTTGTATTGTTACAATTCAAGCTGAGGTTGATGAGGTAAGAAATCAAACGGTCTTTTATATACAAAATGAGTCTTTTCAATTTAAAAACAATGAGAATATTCAATTTGTAGGTGTTGCAAATAAAAAAGGTAAACTTATTGTTTTTCATCAATCTGACACCGTTTACACAAAGTTTTATGAAACTACTGTAAATAAAGTAGGTAGTCAATTTAAGATACCTAATAATGGTAAAAAGATAATCGCAAAATTACCAGATGGTAAAGATTTATCTAAAGAAAGATTGATGTTTTTGTTTTTAGAGGTTGACATTCCAGTAAAACAGGCATATACTCATAATGAGATACAAAAATTTGTTGAAAATGTACCTGTATTACAAAGGCGTGTTGTTTATCATTCAACTCAAATTGTGAGGTAATTATGAGATATATTATGTTGTTGTTTTTGTCGTTCTTTTTAGTCGGTTGTGGTACGATTGGCGGTGCAGTTGATGGTGCTGGCGATGATTTAAAAAGAGCTGGTAAATATGTTAAGAGTATTGGAAAGGACGATAAATGAATAAGAAATTATTAATTATTCCGATTGTGTTAGCCTTATCTGCTTGTAGTAGTGTGAAGTATGACACAGGCTTTGAGTATAAAGCACCAGAGTTTGGTGGTGGTGACCAAGGCGATCAAGTAAAATATCCAGATTGGTATGATAAACTTGAGGTTGATAATGAGAACCTTCACGCTGTAGCTACTGAATTTTCAAATGACTTTCAGTTTGCTGTTGATAAAGCTATGTTGTCAGCTAAACGTGAGTTAGCATCAAATTTTTCATCTCATGTTGAGGCAATGTTTAAAGATTTTACATCAGAGTTAGGCGATGTAGATGTTTCAACAGCCAATGACATAAACAGAACCACAAAGTTGGTCGTATCAAGAGTTAATCTTGTTGGTGTTCAGCGTTCTAATTTTAAGGTTGTACATGAAAAAGCTGGTTATCGTGCTTTTGTAAAACTCAAGTATTCATCTAGTTTGTCGAATAAACTTATACTTGAACAAATCAAAAGAAATTCAAAACTCAAGTCTAAGTTAGAGGCTACTGAAAAGTTCAAAGAGCTTGAAGAGTCAGTTGAAAACATTAATAATGGAGATGTTACATGAATGAGATTCAAAACAAATCTAAGTCTATATCTTTTCCTAAATTTGTAACATGGGCAGGTGCATTACTATTAGGTCTTTACACCAGTTTTTGCACAGCTCTAGTTTCATGGATTGGTATAGGTACTTTATTTTCAATTCACCTTTTGGGGTAACATATGAACATATTTTATTTACATAAAGACCCACAACAATGTGCTAAATTACATTGTGATAAACACGTTGTCAAAATGATAATAGAATATGCTCAACTCTTATCGACAACTCACCGTGTTTTAGATGGTGAGTTGTTTTTCGATAAGGCTAAAAATGGTCGCAAGTTAAGAAGGTTTAAATTACCTGATGAAAGAGATCAAAAATTAATGTTGGCTGTTCATGAAAATCACCCATCAAATATCTGGTTGCGAAAGTCAAAAGAAAATTACATATGGCTCTGGACAATGTGGTTTCACTTAAATAGAGAATATACATATAGATATGGTAAGATACATTCCTGTATGAGATTATTGATGAATTTAATACAGGCACCAAAGAATATACCAAATGGTAAATTTACACCGCCTACACCAGCGATGCCAGAAGAATGTAAAATTGCCGGTGATTCTCTAGGGTCATATCATAAGTATTACATAGAAAAGAAAAATTATTTCGCCAAGTGGACTAAAAGAGAAACACCATCTTGGTATACTGAAGGACTAAATAAATATAATGCCAACATTCCTATTTCTTAACAATGATACAGGTGAGTTTTTTGAAGATTTTTTATCTAATTCACGCCGAGAATCCCTGCTCGAAAAAAATCCCCATATTAAACAAGTGCCGGCTCCATTTGCAATTACATCAATGACCGGTAATATGCACTCTAAAGTTCCCGATGGTTTTAAAGACGTTTTATCTAAAGTGGCTGAAGCTCACCCAGAGAGCACAGTAGGTCAAAGATATGGCCGAAAGTCAATTAAAGAGATTAAATCTAGAGAAGTTATAAAGCGCCATGTGAACAAATGGAAAAACACTTAATTTTGTGGAGAAATTATACATGATGATAACTTTACTAAAGGAAATGTTTATGTATAGACGTTCAATGCAAATAGAAATGAGAAACGAGAAAATTCACAATAAACCTAAAAAAATTAATCAAGAATTAGGTATAACAGAAGATTTATGGAGTCCAGAAAACATTGCAAAGAACAGAGAGGCATTAAGAAGAAAAAGTTGTCCATGGGAATTCAAAGGGATGACTCAAACAGAGTGGTATGAAGAGGGTAGGAGAAAATATTATAAATTTGGTTGTTGGGGTGAAGGAACAGCTTAGATAAGATGAATAAATTTAAATTATGTAAATTAGAATCATTAGATTTTGATTTAAAAACACAAACAACAGAACAAGGAAGGCGCTACATCACACCAAGTGGTGATGCCTATCCTTCTGTTACAACAGTTCTATCAGAATACAATAAAAAAGCCATACTAGAATGGCGTCAAAGAGTTGGCGCTGAACAGGCAAATAAAATCTCAAGAGTGGCTGCTAATCGTGGCACAAGAGTACATTCTTTGTGTGAAAATTATCTTTTAAATAAACTTACAGAGTTAAAAGAACAAAGTTTAATGCCTGATGTAAAACAAATGTTTAGTAGTATAAAACCAATAATGGATACAAACATTGGCGATGTTTATGCAACTGAACAAGCTTTATATTCTAATGTAATGAAGTTAGCAGGGCGAGTAGATTGTATAGCCGATTGGCAAGATGAATTAGCTGTTATAGATTTTAAAACGTCCAGTAAACCAAAAAAAGAAGAGTGGATCACAAATTATTTTATGCAATGTGCCGCTTACGCTGAAATGTTTACAGAATTAACCAATAAGCCGGTAAACAAACTTGTGGTTTTAATAGCTGTTCATGATGAAGAACCACAATTTTTTGTAAAAGAAAAAAAAGATTATATGCAATCTCTTTGGCAATATATCGACAAATATTGGTCCGAGAGTATTGACAATTCATAATTCAGCAGTTACAATGAATTATATTATGAAAAAGTGAGGTATGAAATGCCGTTTATTACTGAAACAGTTGAAAATTTAAAAACACAAACAGAAGAAGTTATGAGTACAGGTGATACATCTGATGTTGTATTCGTCATGCTGATTGTAGTCGTGTTGTGGGCTTTTTCAAAGTTTACAGCTTTTATACTAAAAGGAATAGGTGCAGTAATTATAGCACTTGGATTTTACACATTATTTTTTGCATAGGAGAAAAAAAGTGGCAACTTTAAGACTTGAATTTACAAATGACGAAAACTCTAAATTAATTGAAATTTCATCTGATGTTAATAATTTAGAAGCGGTTGATAATCTCATAACAGATTTTAGATCATTGATTGTGAGAGAAAAATTTCCAGCTGAAGCTGATGACAATGATGACAAAGGTCAATTAAATTTTGAATTTGATGGACAAACACTCATGTATGCTGATGGTGAGGGACAACTAAACGGCCAATATGGTACATCTACTGATACTAAAACAACATGGGAAAAAGTCGTTGATCAAGAGGTAGTATACCAAAAATATCGTGAGCTCGATAACTCTAGGCTAACTGATGAAGAAAATTTAAAAACCACTTGGCCTTTTCCAAAAGAAAGACCAGCTGACTCAATATATGATAGACCTGCTCAAGCTACTTTTAGAGTTGATAGTGATAGTAAAGATGAGGATTATTTTTCAGCTTCTGATTACAGATCCGGTTATTATGGCGGTGCGTAACAAATGGCTACAAAAGATGAAATGAGAAAATTTGCTGTGGCTATAGAAGGTAAAGTGGCAAATACAGACTACACTTATCTAGAAGCAATTGTAGAATATTGTAAAGAAACTGAACTAGAAATAGAAGTCGCAGCTTCTCTTGTAAATGCTAATTTAAAATCTAAGATAGAATTACAAGCGAGTGATTTGAATTTACTTAAAACAAAGGACTCTAAGTTACCAATATGACCGGATATGAAACATTTGCTCTTTACAATTCTTTAAAATTGCATTTCACAAAAGATAGTTTTGACTTCTTTAAGTATGGTGGTAAGTCTAGAATATCTGTTAATGCTTTTGAAAACAGAAAAGACAAATGGTTCTTTTACAAAATCTCAAGGAGATATATAAAAAGAGAAGAGCTAATTTCATTCATGGTTTCTAATTTATTAGAAAACGAGAATTTATGGGTTGGTGAACTACTAGAGGAAAAATCAAATACAGTATATTTAAAAAGACAAAAGGTTATTCAATCTCTCTCCTACACTTTTAAAAATGATTGTTTAAATTTATTTGAGGGTTCAGAAAATCCGAATGATGTATTAAAAACATCAGGTGACTACCCAATACTATTAAAAAAGGCATTACAAAAGCAGGTTGAGATTGAAACCATATGTATTTTAAATTCTATTCTCAAATTCTTTGGAACTTGGAATCGAAAGATAACTGATACAATCAGATGGCCTGAATATTGCCGAAAAATCAACAAGTATGCCCCATTTTTAAAATATAATGATGTACAATATAAGCTGATTTTGAAAGAGATTATAAATAAAGAACATGAAAAAGTTTAAGACATTATATAACGAATCTAGTTTAAGTAGAGTACATTCACATACTCAAGGCAGAAACATTGGTATGATTACTGCCCACCGTGGTGAGTTTACTGCTTCTGAAAATAAATCTAGAAATAAATCATTAGAGAAAGATATTCGTAAAGCTGGTCATGGCTTCATACGAGTAAAGGGTCGTTATATTGAAAATCATGGTACACCACAGGCAAGACCAGTTGATGAACATTCTTACCTAGTTGTTGGTAAAAAAGGTAAAGATGGTGGTGCATTAAAAGGCTTTCTCAAGAAGCATGGCGAAAAATACGGACAAGACTCTGTACTACATAAAGCTCATGATTCTAATGATGCACATTTACATGGTACTAAAGAAGGTGGTTATCCAGGTAAAGGCAAGAAAGAAAGTGTTGGAACTTTTCACCCAAATCGTGCAGGAGAATTTCATACTGCTATGAGAGGGCATAGAACATTTGCATTTGAAGAGGTGAATTTCACATCACCAGTTACATTTTCTTCAAGGCAAGAAACCGAATTTTAGTTGACACCTAAAATATTTTATGTTATGATTATGTGGATAAGTCGTTTATACTCCGTTAATATACCGTTAATACGAAAGGAACATTATGAGTAGTTTCGCAAACCTCAAGAGAGATCGCAACTCTTTAGCTAAACTAAATAAAGCGATACAATCTTCAGCACAACCAGCAGAGGCTGGGTCAAAAGATGATACAAGATTCTGGCAACCATCAGTAGATAAATCTGGTAATGGTATGGCAGTTATTCGTTTTTTACCTGCACCTCCACTTGATGGTGATGACTCTTTACCTTGGGTAAGGTTGTTCTCACATGGTTTTCAAGGACCTGGTGGTTGGTACATAGAAAACTCCCTTACTACTTTGAATCAAAAAGATCCAGTAAGTGAGTATAATTCAGTTCTATGGAATTCTGGTGTTGAAGCAAATAAAGAGATCGCCAGAAAACAGAAGCGTAAGCTTTCTCACATATCGAATATTCTGGTTGTTTCTGATCCATCAAACCCTGAGAATGAAGGCAAGGTCTTTCTTTACAAGTATGGTAAGAAAATCTTTGACAAACTTTCAGAGGCAATGAACCCTGAGTTTCAAGATGAAACAGCAATCAACCCATTTGATTTTTGGGATGGTGCTAACTTCAAACTCAAGATTCGCAAAGTAGAAGGCTATCGTAATTACGACAAGTCTGAATTTGCAAGTCCAGAGGCTTTGTATGATGGTGATGAAGCTAAGTTGAAAAAGATTTTCGACCAAGAATATTCATTACAAGAGTTTGTTTCTCCTGGAAACTTTAAGTCTTATGATGTGCTTAAAACTAGATTGAATAAAGTTTTAGGCCTTGATGGTACAGAGTTACCAAAAACTAAAGCAGAAACAAATACAATCACAGATGATGAAGCATCAAGCTTTAATACTGCTGAGATAGCAGAAGAAGATGATTTGAATCATTTTAAGGATTTAGTGAATAACTAAATCACCCCTTTCTGAATGAATGAATATTTTACCCCGCTTCGGCGGGGTTTTTTTTATGTGTAAATATCAGCTGGGTTTGTTTTAGATTTATCTTTTCCAAAAACAGTATTTTCTACTGTAAGACTTTTATTATTATTTGATATATTATTTACAATCATAGGTGTTTTTGGTTTTCTTTGTTGACTATGACCTGCATCAATTGATGATGAGCCTGATGCAATATCACCACCACTTGGTGCCGTTGTTCCTGCCGATTCAATCAATGCAACTATTTTTGGCGCTCTTCTACCAACTTGCCTGTACCATTTACTATCTTCAAGACCTCTTGCAGCTGATGTGAAATCACCCTCTTTTAAAGCTTTAGATGTGTTTGGCCATTTTGGCCACCATTTACCCATGTTGAAACCTAAATCTATCATAGCCGCTTTACCAGCATAATTGGCTTCATCATAACCAGGTGTTCTTGAAGCTATTTTTTTATGATGAGCATAATCTTCTTCAAACATATCCATAACTTCTTTTTCACTAAAAGTTCTATTCATATCATCAGGTAAAGATTTACCATCACCAATTAAATGTCCAACACCAATGGTCCATAACCCAACTGAATCTTTATATGGTTCATAACGAATACCCTCATGTTCTATGATCATTGCTTTAATATCATCTTCACCAGTTACTTTTGTAACCGGTTTATCTTTAGCAGGATCTTCAGTTATAGGTGTTGGTTTTGTTGTTGGCGATGTTTGTTTAGTTGTTGGTGATGTTGGTTTAGTTGTTGGTGATGTTGGTTTAGTTGTTGGTTTTCTCGCATCAGATTCTTTTTTTATAGAATCAATTGCTTTAAGTTTTCTTTCAAGTCTTTCCTCAATTAAACGATTGTTCTCTTTAGTATCTTTTACGAAACCAAAACGTGTTTTTAATTTATCTTCCCTTTTTAATTCTCGTATGACTTGTTTTCTAAGGTTAGCTCTTCTTTCTTTTTCTTCTTCTTCTGCTTTCTCTTCAGCCGTTTTTGGTTTAAAAAAATCTGGTACTAGGTCTAACACATAATTTTTAACTTTTTGAAAGCTTGATTGGAAAAAATCTATAACAGGAGAAACAAACTCTAAAAATTTACTGGATATTTTTGAAAATAAACCTGTTACTTTTCCAACAACGCCTTTAAAAAAGTCACCAATACCATCTGTGAAATTTTTATATAACCCAGCAGCTTTATCTTTCAAACCTGTGGCTGTTTCTAAAAACCACTCTTTTATTTTTTTAGTCCACTCTGTGAATTTTTCCTTAATCATATTACCCACATCTTTGAATTTTTCTATAATGGCATCTTTGAAATTATCAAATGCAAGTTTTACAATTACACCGAGAGCTAAAATACCAACTAATATTTTAAATATCTTACCAGGTTTTAACATATCTTTTAACGACTCAAAGAAACTTTTTTTCTTTTTACCACTTGTTACTTGAGTTACACCTTCATCTTTACCTAATTCAACTTCTAATTTCTTCTCTCTCTCTTCTTCTTTTAAAAAGAAAGCATCTTGTTTTTTAGCTGCACTTTCACCCCTACCCTCTATAATCACTGCTAGATTTTGGCCTGCAACATTCAAATCTCTGGCTATACCAGAGAGAGCCATAAAGTTTTGGCCAATACTTTTTAATACCTTTTGTTTTTCAGAGGTACTTTTTTCTACGTTATCTAAAAGGTCTTTAAGTGCCATTAAGTTGCTAACGCCTCATTTAATGTTGAATCGAAAACATCAGCAGGTTTACCTTTAGCACCAGCACCCACACTACCTTGATTATTATTATTAGTTGTGTTATTAACCATATCACCCATATCAGCTGATGATTCCATTCTTTTACTTTCAGATAGTTGAGAGGACTTTTCACTCATAGCAGCTCCGCCTGATGGTGCTGGAGGTGGAACTTCCACCGGTGATGCTGTAGGTTGAATACCTTTTGAACCACCTCGACTCTCAGCCAACATAGCTTCTATTTTTGTTGTTCTTGCCTTTTGTTCATCTAAATCTTTTTGTTGTTCTTCTTGTTCAATTTTTATATCTTCATCAGATATTCCAGGTTCAGCCGCTCTTAATTCATCAGCGGTCATAACACGATTCATTTTATCTTCTTCTGATGGATCATATTCTTCATCAGCATAATCAGGTCCAGCATCTTCATCATAATCAGGTCCAGCATCTTCATCATAAGCAGGACTTGCACTATACCCATCATTTTTCATATCTCCATCTTTTAATTCATATTTGTTTACAAATGGTTCAGGTGAACTAGAAGAACCTCCACGTTTACGATTTGGTCTACGAGATACTCCTGAAGCACGCCTAGCTGCAACTGCAGCTTCAAACTCGGCATCTCCGCCATCATCAGCGTATGCCTTTTCTGCCACAGACATAGGTGAATCTTTTTGAACTGTTACTGTTTTTGTGGTTGTGGTTTCTTCTTTAAATCCTTCTCCACTTTTTTTCTCAACTTCTGTTGTAGCATCTGACTGAATTATTTGTTCCATTTCTTTTTTAGAGTCACTATCACTTTTAACATTATCAGCTGCACCTGTATTCACAGGTGGTGTTGGAACACTACCACCAGTATCACCTCCACCAATTTGCATACTCTTAGGTAATATTGCATTAAGGCCACTAATGATAGTTTTTTTGATGCTATTGAAAATTTCACTCATCTTACTAAAAACAGGTTCAACAAATTTACCTAATTTTTCACCGATATTCTCAATTGTTTCTCTATTGAAAAAACCAAATGTTAAAAACTCTAAGACACCGCCAAGACCAGCCATGATAGCACTTGATAAACTACCAGTTTTTTTATAATCTTCAAAACCTGCCATGACGCCTTTAAAAAGTGATGCTATGATTGCAACTGGTAGAAAAATTTTAGTGACAAGTTTCATTAACATTTTTTTAGAAAATAAGTTTTTAAGTGCAGTCATGAAAGTGCTAGCAAACCTTTTAATCATACCAAGAATACCACCACCACTCTTAGCATCATCAGCTTCTTTTTCAACTACTTTTTCTGGCCCACCCATTTGTGCCTCTAAATCAGCTTCTCTTTGATCTTGTGTCTTAAAAAATTCATCAGCACCAGTTTTCTCTTCACCATCTTCAATCTTTACGAGCTTTTGCATATTTTGTCTTAACACATTTACATCACGAGCAATTCCTGGTAAAGACATTGAATTTTGTGCTATACTTTTCAATATAGACATTTCTTTAGCTGAACCCTCTTGAAAGGCTTTAGTTACTTGAGTTACTTGTCCTGCGAGTTCTTTTTTCTTGACATTATCATCTTTATCTTTCCCACCACCAAGAGCTCTACGGCCTAATACTGAAATTATATCATCTCCAGGTAAAGCAGCTGATACTATACTTTTTCTAGTAAATTTACCAGCAATATCTTTACCAACTCCTTTGGCTGCCGTGCCTAAACTACCTACGACACCGCCGCCACTTTCCACAGATGACATATATTTTTTGGCAAAATCTACCATTTATCTTCTAGCCTTATTCATTTGTTTTTGCATTTCTATTCTTTCATTTTCTTTCTTAATATAGTCTGTTAATAATTGAATATAAATGGTTCTCTCCCACGGCAACATATTTTCTAATTCTGTTAAACTGTATTTGTGGTACTGCATTAAAGCAAAGTTTGTTTCAAAATAATTCTTTAATGTATCATAACGAAAGATCAGACGAAAAAATTTTGTATACCTTTAACAGTAATATTTTCTTCATGACCGCACTTCACACATTTGAAATCTAATTCTTTTTTAATTTCTGGCATTGTATCAAAAAAGTTTTTAAATTTCTCTAAATCTTTTTGTTGCAAATTATCAATAAACTCTTCTAATTCTTTTGGTGTAGTATCTTTTGCATAATACACCTGATCCTCATCATAAACATAATCAATACAATCAATCAATATTTTTATCATGGCATCATTTTCATTTAACTTATCAACTTTTTCAAATATCTCAAAAGTTGGGTATTTTAAACAAACACCTAATTTATCGGTGAGTTGTATTTTACTTTCATGGCCTTCATGTATTGTGGGTTCAATTTCTAAAATGTTTACATCAAACTCTACAATATGATTACATTTTTTTTCTTCAACTACCTGATTGCATTTGTATTTCAAATTTACCACTTCTTCAACTGATCTAGCTCTTAAATTCATAAAGAGATATTCCAAATCAAAAGATGGTAAACTGTTTACATCTATTTCATCAACAATACAATTATTTAAAACTTGTCTAATTGTTGATACCATTTCTTTAGTATCTTCAGACTCAGATGCCATTAAAAATAATTTTTGTTCTTTGACCAAAAATGGTCTAAACTTTACTGCTTTGCCAGTTGATAAGAGATTTACCTCAAATAACGGCGTATCTAACTTTGGTAACATAATTTTTCACCTTTTAACTAAATGTAAATAACCTACTAAAATTACTCCCTATTTTATTTGAACTGGAAAAGTTTCTTAAACCACCACCAATAAGATCGGCAGCTTTACTTCCTAATACACTAGCTGCAACTTTACCTGCATCAAATCCACCTTCATATTTCACTTCATATTTTTGATACGCAAATGAAACACCTAATCTATGAAAACCATCATCACTCCAAGATAATGCCATTGGAGCTATACCAACAGGAAAAGCATCTTGTAATTCTACAATATAAATTTGTTTGACTAAATCATCATATTGTATAATTTTTATATTTGTATAATATCTACTAGCATCACCTTTTGGAAATCTCATATTATTTGTATCAGATGGCATGATACACTCCATGTATCTTTCAAATAACTTTCTCTCATAGAATTGATTTGAAACTATAAAAGTTAAATTAATATCTGAATACATTTTTTGATATGGTACTTTAAAAATTGGACCATATATCTTAACATCAGCTGTTGCAAATGTTTTTCCTGGTAATTCAGCAGCTTCACATTGTAAAGCTAAATATCTTGATAAAGCTGCATTAGATGTTTTAGAGTAATCATTACCTTCATTACCACCACGACCCAAAGCCCTATTAAAGGCATCTGAAACATCACCAATAACTGAATTTGGAAAGTTTAGTATCTTTTCTATAATACTATTACCTACAGCCTCATTCACATAGGGTGGTATTGGTAATATGACCTCAAATCTAGATGGTTTTGCTGGACCATCCTTTGCTGACATATTTGATAAAAATAGGTTGGGTGAAAATGACATTACTCTTCCTTATAATAGATTTTAAGTATTTATGCTAAATGCCTAAATCTTTTTCAGTTACAATCTTAAATAGCCAACCATGTTCTTGACAAAATATATCAGCTGCTCGCCATTTTTGTTGATTTACAGCATATGTGGCAGCTTCTTGTAGAAATTTTTTAGTTTTTCTTTTCTGTTTTGGTTTTTGAGTTTGATGAAATGGTTTCACTTCTAACATGAATGTTTTTTCTTTTGTTTTTACAACAAAGTCTGGATAATATCGGTGTATTTTTTCATCAATAGGTGACCTATAACGTACAAACATCTCTTCTGACGCCCACCACTCTACTTTTGGTTGCGTATCTAGATATTTCATTACACGAAGTTCCCATGTTGATCTATAAATGATATTACTTGGGTCACCTTTGTATTTCTTTGAGTTTTGAGGCTTAAATCTTCCTTTATATGACATAAATAATATCTAGTCAACTTAAAGGAAATAATATGTCACTTTTTAGCTTCGGAGATATAAAATTTAACAAGGGTGACCTATCACGCAAAGGTCCTCTCTCAGCTCTTACAAAGAGTGAATATGAAACAAATAATCTAAGATACCCAATAGATGTTGGTAATGCCGATAAGGGTCATTACATGGTTTTCTATGTTCGCAAACAAGATAAAACAAAAGCTGGCGGAGGACAAAACCCAGTAAGTCCAGAAGCTTTAGTGCCTAGTACGGGTGCAATAGATGGTCTTTCAGCAAAAGCAAAATCATTAGTTTCAGGTGGTGTGACAACTAATTTTGGGCCACCTTCTTCACTTAAAATTCCTGGTGCAAGTGATATAAGTACAAGCATAGGTGGTGATTTAGTAGGAAAAGTTCAAGGTGGTTTAAGTCAAATAGATGGTGCAGTAGGAGGTGCGCTCAGCGGTATTCAAAGTTCATTGGGAAAAGTGTCTGGTAATATACAAGGTGGACTCAAGAATATTTTTGGATCCACGACATTACCAAAAGGAGGTGACTCAGCACAATCTAGGTCCGTTATACAAAATAACGTGGCAGCAGTAAAAGGCGGTAGCTTACAGTTTCTCAAAACAACAAAGAGAACATCTGAAGCAATAAGCTTGTATATGCCAGATACCCTAATGTTTAATCAGACACAAAGTTACGATCAACTGAATATTGGAACAAGTCCTATAGGTCAGTTAATGGCAGCCGGTGGTTCAAATGCTGATGCGATAAATGCTGGTATTGATGCAGCTAAAGATTTAGATATAGCTGCAGGAAAACAGGCAATTGGAAAAATTAAGGGTGGTGAACTCTTAAATCAAGCTGGGATGGTAGCCGGATCAAATTTAGCAAGAGGTCTTGGTGGTGGAGCCGGTGAGTTAGCATTTACAGCTGCTACTGGTGCCGTAGTAAACCCAATGTTAGAAATGATTTATCGTTCACCAAATTTTAGGTCTTTTCAATTTGATTTCAACTTTTTTCCAAGAGATGAGAAAGAAGCATTAGAAGTACAAAAAATATTAAAAGCATTTACATTTCATCAAGCACCTGAAAAATTAGCAGGTGTTCCAGGATTCTTAGTACCACCTTCAGAATTTGATATTGAGTTTTATTATGGTGGTAGAATAAATCCAAATATTCCAGGTATCGCACCAGGTTGTATTCTCACAACGATAGATATAAATTACGCACCAAGTGGTGCGAGTTTCTATGAAGTTCCAGGTGAAACAAGTCCATCATTAGGTGGGACTGGTATGCCATTCGCTGTAAATTTAGTATTACAATTTCAAGAGACCACTTATCTCACAAAATCTGATTATGATGATACGATTGGTAATAGTCTTTCAGGTTCTGAAACGTCTAAAACTACAAGCACAGGTGTAAGTAAGGCATTGAAAAATACAACTGCCGGATTCAGAACTTAACTAGGATAAAAAAATGGCCAATTATTTTAGATTTTTTCCAACAACTTTTTATACATCTGATAATAATTCAAAAGGTGTAGATACTGTTACAAGTATTGTTTCTAGATTTACAATTGCAAACAATCTAAGAGATAATACTGGCGTATTTTATCCATATGATATTCAAGACACAGATACAGCAGAGATTATTGCAAGTAAAATATATGGCAATCCTGAAAGACATTGGATCGTATTATCTTTTAATCAAGTAATTGACCCACAATGGGACTTTCCACTTACACAAGATAATTTTATTTCTTATGTAAATAACAAATATACAGCTAATGGAGCTAATGATAATCAAAATTTATCTTCTACAAGTGCAAATTCAGGTATTTCTACTAACGCAGCATCAGTTGGGTCTTTAACAATACCATTTAAACAAATAGCTGCCAATAATTTAATTACATCACCAGCTACACAACCAATATTAACATTTGATGATAGAATATCTTTAGATGGTGGTTCAAGTTTCATTAATGTTGCTTCTTCAAATACAACACACATAACATTACAAACAGCAGTTGCATCAGCAGTATCAAATAATACTCTCATATTCAAAAACACTCCAAAAACTGGTATTATATGGGCTCTAAGTGAAAATAATATACAGGCATATTTCTTAAAAACATCAAGAACAATAAATGCTCAAAATACCGTATCTTCAATATCAGAATCAGTCAGTAATACAACACTTGTAGTTCAAACCGAAGTAGATAAAAACACATATGCAAATACAACGGCAACTAGCACATCCGTATTCTCTCTTGTTGATGGTTCAAAAGTAAGAGAAAAAACAGAAAAGTTTACACAATCATACTATACCTATGAGTTTAATAAAAATGAAGAGAAAAGAAAAATTAAAATATTAAAACCAGAATTTGTTACAGAATTAGAAAAAGAGTTCAAGCGAGTGTTTACAAGATGAGTCTTACTGTATCAAACTCAACTGACTTTAAGATTAATGAATTAGCTATTGTATCAAAAAATGGTAAAATAGATATATCTACTATTTTTTTAGAATTAAGTATTTTTGATTCAATTTATATGCCTGTTATGAGTGGTAATGTATTGATTAAAGATTCGGTAGGAATGGCCTCTAAATTATTATTTGATGGCTCAGAGGTTATTTTGATAGACATACAAAAAGATGAAGAAGGTGTAATAGGCAATTTAAAAAAAGCTTTCAGAGTTTACAAACAAACAGATAGAAGTGCAGATGGTGAAAGTTCTGAAACTTATATTTTAAATTTTGTATCACAAGAATTATTATTTTCAGATCAACAAAGAGTCAATCAATCATACAGAAAAACATATACTGAAATGGTTGAGAGAATTATGTTAGATTATTTGTTAATACCACAAACTAACCTAGGTGGTATTTACGAACCATCATCAGGCATTAGAGATACTATTATACCAAATTTAAGACCAATTGAAGCCATAGAATGGGTGATGAGAAAAGCTGTAAATAACGAAAACTCACCAAGTTATGTTTTTTTTCAAAATTTAATTGGGTATAATTTTGCAT